TGAGTAGCCCAGCCTTCTCGATCTGGCCGATCTGCTTCTCCGTCAGCCCACCGCCACGCAGCAGGGCCTCCACGCTCTTGCGCTGCGGCTTGGCCACAACGGTACGGGGTGCCTTCACAGGAGCCTCCACGCGCTCAAAGCAGCCACCAGCCACCAGGGACGCCGCGTCATCGTCTGCAACGTCGAACTCCCCACCCACCCGGACGGTCAAGCCAGGGCGACTGTACAGACTGCCAGGGCCATGCATGCCCTTGATGTACTTCAGCCGTGCCATCGTTCCCTCCTGAGCACTCAATGAGGGGCCAGACCCGCAAGCAAGCCAGGCCCCCTGTCAATGCTCAGGTTCGGACAGCAGCGAACTGCAAGGTGCACTGGCCGGCGATGGTGACGCCGGTGCCACCCTTCGTCAGCTTGAGCTCGACCAACTCACCGGGAGCAACCAGCGAGCCGCTGGTAGCAGCGAGCGCAACGGGCACGTCGGCGGTGATGTTGCCGAGGTCCGTGGTGGTCGTCTGCTCGCTCATCACCTCGACCCCGTTCAGGTCCAGAGAGAAGTCGATGAAGTTGGTGTCGTTGGCGGTGACGCCCGCGGAGTCCACGAACCAGCCGCGAACGTACTTCAGGCTGTTGTTGGTGGTGTTGACCCACCGGTAGACGACATCGGTGCCGCTGTGGGCCACGATCTCCGCGTAGATGGGAGCAAGGTTTTCCATGGGGCTTCCTCAGCTGGTCAGGTTGAAGCCGTAGACCACATCGACGTTCGTGTCGCTGGTGTCCAGGGCAGCATCAGGGGCGAAGACGCCGCGGAACCGACCGACGATGCGGCGCTGGTTCTTGGCGATGTCCAAGTCGGCTTCGATCACGTTGCCGAGGCGCTCGCGCATCACGAACCGGGAGGTGTCCAGGCCCAGGATGCCGGTCTTCGTCTCGGTCACGCCGTCGAACACACCGGCCGCGTTGAGCTCGTTGCTCATGAAGTCGGTGACCACGATGGGGAAGCCCGCGAAGTTGATCCCCGCGCCCTCGTTGGTGCCCAGGTTGATGACCTTCTCGGCGGTCTTGTACTCGGGGAAGCGCAGCGCCATGAAGAACGCCGGGCGGCTGAAGATCCACGCGGTGGAGGAGCCGGGCATGCCGAGGCGGCCCGTTCCCTTGGCGAGGATGCTCTGGAAGCCGTCGTAGTCCTGGTCGCTGCCCAGGTCGACAGCGCCGCTCGCACCGTTGTTGGTCTTGGCGTACTTGATGAGGCCGGACCACATGAAGCGGTGATCGTCCGCGCCGCCCAGGCCATCCGTGCCCCAGCGTCCGCCGGGGTTGAAGGTGGCCATGCCGGTGTGGAGGGCCGCAGCGTTGGCCGCGCCGTTGATGATGCAGTCGTCCACGCCATCGCGCAGGGTCAGCAGCATCTCGCGCCGGACCTCGGGAGCCGCCTGCAGGATCGCGTCCTCGTCCGCGTCACGGTCGAGCTTGGCCATCACAGCCATGCCGACAGCCACGAGCGTGCGCTGCGCGGTGGTCAGGTTGCTGGACGTGAAGGCAGCGGGGTCGTCGCTGGTCGTCGCCGTGTACTTGTACGGGCGCAGGGACCGGGTCATCGCGGGGATGATGATGGTCTGGGCGTCCATGCTCTCGGTGCGGAAGAGCTCACGGACAGGGCCGCGCATGAACGCGGTGTTGTCGATGAGGTCCACGATTCCGAGGTCCAGGATCCACTCGGCGCCCTTTCCGGCGTCGTCCACGAACGCTTTGGTCAGCGCCTGGAAGACCGGGGTCTTGGCGAGGACTGCGGGCGTCTGCTTCAGGATGTGACCAATGCGGGCTACCGTCTTGGGCGCGGCACGCAGGTTCATGCCCTTCATCGCGCAGACGATGTGCAGATCACCGATGGCGTTCCGCAGGCTCTTGAGCCAAGGGCTGTCGATCTTGGTGGTCTGGTCCAACAGGCCCGGGGTGTAGGTGTTGGACTTGTCGCACCAGTGACCGCGCACGACCGCGTCGTCCTTGCGGACGGTGCCCTGCTTGGCGATGGGCATGTCTCGGTCGGCGATGAAGCCGCGCAGGACGCTGCGATCCATCTCGGTGGGGCGGGTCGCGTGGGCCTTCAGAGCAGCCTGAGCCGTCTGGATGGCCTTCAGCGTCTCGCCGTGGTCAGCGACGATCTTGGCGATGTTGTCGCCGCGGTCGTGCGCGTCGTTGACGCTCTTGATCAGCTTGCCAAAGGCGTCCTTGGCCTTCGTGTCGCTGTCGATGGTGCTGGGGTCGACGGTGACCCGCTCCACCTGGTTCTCTTCGAACATGTGTGTGCTCCGTGGGTGGGTGTCTCGCGGTCGCCCGCCGACACCCCACACGTGGGCACTTGCCCGACTTGCTACGACTCGCCGCCGAACATGCGCATACGATGGGGCTTTGCGTCGCCCTCGGTAGGCGTGAACAGCGTGAGTTCTGCCGCCTTGGTGCGCTCACCCTCCAGCACCGCCAGGCGCTCGACCAGGGACGGCAGGGCCAGCAGGTTGCGCAGGTGGGCGTCCACGCGGGGGTCACCCAGCATCCCGATCAGGGCGTCGGCGGTCAGGCCGGAGGGGCTGCGCTCGATGATGGCCTCTGCGGTCTCCTCGCGTGCCGTCTTGCCGTAGAAGTCCCGCCACATGCGCTGGAAGTCGCCAGCACTGCGAACCACGGGCTCACCACCGTTGCGCTGCACCAAGGCAGACCGTCGCCTGCGTAGGGGTTGCCCTCCTCCAGATCGCTCCGGTGGGTGGCCACGGTGCTGATGAAGCCCACGGAGACCGCGTGCAGGAAGCCCTCACGGTAGAGGTGCGCAACCAGCTGGCCCTTGGGGTTGACCGGGTGGTCATCGAACTGCGCCACCAGCATCAGTCGGCCCATCTCGTCTTTGTCGACGGACAGACCCTTGCCGACGGGGGGCATCCACGATTCATGGCCCCAGGGCAGCACCGGGTTGGCCCGGAAGTTGTCCAACTTCCAGTCAGGCGCCACCACGTCACGGTGACGGTCTTCCTTCGGCTCCGACGCGATGAAGGTAAACGTCTCCGCGCCGCTCTCATGCGCAGGGGCGTCACCGTCCATCTTGGCGCTGAACAGGCCCCAACCGGTGGACGCCTGCTTGGCCTCGCGGTTGTGGACGCTGGTGAACAGAGAGAGGCTTTCGTCAGGGGTGGGCATCACTGCTCCTCGATGATCTTGGGGACTCTTGTACACCGGCACTGAATGTCCTCAGATGCGATGCCGAAGCCGCCGGGACGCAGCGTCTTGTGGCCGGCCCCGCTGGTGAACTTGACCCCAGGGGGCTGTGTCTGCGCGTCCATGGTGCGGTGACTGTCCCGCACAGAGCCGTCGCGAGCCGTGAGCCACTGGAGTTCGAACTTGACGCCAGCGTCAGACGCAGCGCTGTAGCCCTCGTCGGCGCCTTCCTCGAGTGCGGTGGTGGTCTCCGTCCGGGCGATGCGTAGAGCTCGGGACGCACCGAAGGCGGCATCCTGCATCAGGGCGGCCTGTACCTCGTTGGTGGTCAGGCCCTGTTCGATGCCGTTGACCACCACATTGCGCACGCGGGTCTTGGTCTCGGGGCTGACGTTCTGCACCATCTGACCCAGCCGCAACTCCAACAGCCGGTCAAGCCGTCGGGCATCGGTCGGGTCTGTGATGTCAAAAGCACCCAGCGCGTCAGTCAGGCCCTGCTCGAGCGCGCGGCGGATGTACCGCAACGCAGCGTCACGCAGGATCCCCATGCTCTCGGCGATGCGCAGCGCGGTGGCCACTTCGTCGGTGGTCAGCACCTTGGCGTGCAGCCCTCGCTCCTCGGACATCATGTCAGGGATTCGGGCTGCCAGGACGGCCGCTTGCTCTTGGAGGGCCTGCTGTAGTGCGTGCTGCAACAGGCGCTCAATGGGGCTGTGCGCCCGTTCGATGTACGCCTCCCACTGTGCTGTGCGCTGGGCCTCCACCTCCTCAGCGGTGGGCTCAGGGTCAGGCACCAACTCGGGAGCGGCACGGAACAGGGTCAGGCGCCCGGCGTTGGCTGCCAGCCGCTTCTCATACTCCTCGGGGACCGCTTCGGGCTCAACCGTAGGAGCAGGGGCTGGCTGGCTGACCATGGCCGAGGCCAACTCCTCAAAGCCTTCCTCGCGGTACGCCAACGCAGGGGGTAGACCGTTGAAAATGTGCGTCTGGACGCGCTGCAACCGCTCAGTGCGGGACTCCTGCAGGGCTTCCACCGTGCTGAAGTCCGTCACCACCCGCATGGTCTGCAGTTTCTGTCGCCACGACCCGCCAAGGTTCGCCTGAGCCCATCGGGTGAACATGCGCGCCAACTCGGCGTCGGTCGCGTCCAGTACGGCGGCCTCACCCATGAGCGTGCGCCAGTAGACCTTCATCTGCTCGCGGCTGGTCGCGTAGTTGGCCGTTGGGATGCCGACTCGGGCGGGAGGAACGCCGAGGGCCGCCAGCGTGGAGTCCCGCCCCCAGATCCGGGTCTTCTCGAACTCCATGTCACGGGGGGTCAGGCCGAAGGGGGTAGCGATCCACCCCCGATTGCCGATCACCGTCCCGCTCTCGGACTCCTTCAGCGCCCGCTCCCAACCAGCACGCTCCCGGCGCTTGGCATCGCGGTCCATGTTGGCGGCTGACCGTGGGTCCTTGGGGTCAGGGGTGAGCATCATCCGGGGCTGACCGGTTGCGCTCAGCCGAGCTGCGAGTTTCGCGGCGTTCAGATCCGTGGTGAGGTCCCGGTCCAGGCTTCGGATCGGCGATTCACCCAACACCATGCGGCCGTCATTGACCCAGGACGGGTAGCGGTCGTGCAAGACCTCCGTCGCGGGGAAGCTGTTGGACGCGCTCTCACCCTGCCAAGAGGCAATGCCCCCATGCGCATCAAGCTCAGGGTCCCAGAGATCCGGGTGCAACCGGTGCAGACTGACGGGCTCCCCCAGGGCCACACCAGCGACCGCGCGCATGGCGTTACCAGACAGGAACAGGTCGACCAAGCGCTGGCGGGTGAAGATGACCCCGTTCTCGTTGGGGTTGGGTCGTCTGAGCAGGCCCAAGACCGGGTGGTCATCGAAGCGCTCAGCGTTGTCGCCATGGCCAACCATGACATAGCGGGGCAGGGCTGCCAGGTCTTCGACCTTTGCCGTGATGCAGGCCCGCACCCATGGGAACGCAGCGAAGGCGCTCAGTGCGGTCTCAGGGTCATAGGCCGGTGTGACCACCGTCCCGGCCACAGCGGAGGGCGCTACGTAGTCGTCAGCGTCGTCCAGTGACGTGGTGGGCAGCGCCTTGCCGGTCACCTTCGCCCACATGCGCGCCCAGAGGCCCGGGTCTTTGGTCTGCAGTTCGCCCATGTCCGACAGGTGGGACAGGCTCGGACCCACTCAGGGGGAGCCCCCGCCCACCCAGGGGGGAAGGTGGACGAGAGCTAAAAGCCCGGCCCCCGGGAGGGGGGAGGTGGGAAGCCAGGCCCCGGCGTCTCCGCCTGAGCCTCAAGTGGGGCCACCCCGGGCCGGCTACTCAGGCTTTGGACCAATGGTGGTGCGGCCTTCCATCTGGGCTTGGAGTTCAGCCACCAGCGCGTCACGCTCAGCGGTGGTGTGGATGGTCAAGCCCTCAATACCACCCGCCTCCACTTTCCTCGGAAGCCCCTGCCCATGGGTTGGCCTGTAGCCAGATCTCACCCATGGCCGCAGCGTCCGCAGCATCGACCGGCTTCCCAAAGGGGGCGTTGAGACAGTGCCGCTGGTAGGTGGCCAGCCATGGGGCGTGCCGGGCTTCTGGGTAGACGTGGGTCCCCTCCCTGTGCGCGATAGCAAGCACACTCAGCCGGGCCGGCTTGCTGTCCTTGGGGTGCGGGCCCGTTGGCCTTGTCCTCGTAGAGCTTCAGGTGGGGTTGCCACTTGGCGACCAGCGACTCAATGACCACAGCCGACGCCACCACATCCATCTTGCCGATTCGCCATTCAAGGTGGTAGCGGACGCGGCCCTTCACCGCGATCACACCCACCGCTACGTCGTCGTTCTTGCGGCCGTCCTTGAACGCGAGGTCAGCCACCAGCATGACGAAGACGCCCAACTCACGGCGGGGCTCACCCTTGTACTGCATCGACAGCATGCCCTCGGTGAACATGCGCCCCTCGGGCGGGATCCGTCGCTGGTTGAACTGCGCCTCAAAGGCGTGGGCGCTCATGGTGCGCTTGTCCCGCTCGACCACCTTCCGGGGCACGAACTCAGGGCACAGCAGTTGACCCCGCTCTGTGCGCCAGTCGTCGGGGTGGTTCTCGGGGTCGTCGGGGTTGAACTCCATCGCCAGTTTGCACAGCGTCAGCTCGGGCTCAGCCTTGCGCCAGCGGTCTCCGATGTCCCCCACGCCCAGGGCTTGGGCTACGTGGACGATGGGGTCAGTGGCCTTCTTGTTGCGTCGGCTGAATAGGGCGTTGGTCATGCGCCGGTACTTGGTCTCCGTCCGCCGTTCGACTGCCCCGAAGTCCCCTTCAAAGTCGCCGGCCTG